TTCGCTAATCTTTCTTTAGCTGATAATCTTCTATCTTGAACTAATAACCTTAAAAAGGATGTTTTCCATCTAAATTCACAGCTCATGCAAGTTTTTTTACCTGCATGTTTAAATTTAGAATCTTTTTTTCGTTTTTTACATATATTACATTCTCTCATTTTATTATTTAATTACAAGATAAATCTAGATATTCTTTTATTTCTTTTAAACACTCATTATAAGGTGTTTGTAATTCACAAATATTTTCTGCTAATTCATCTATAGTGAATTCTGCACATTTATCTGTTTCAGGGGTACAGCTTATAAATATTAAAATAATTATACTACCAAATATCTTCAAAATCTTCCCCTTCATTCGCCTTAGAATAGTCGGTTGGCCTAATAGCAAAGAAATCAGTATGAGTATGCCCACCAGTAAGATGGTAAAACCAATCCAATTGATTGGCTCCATCGGGATCGTATTCAAAGTGTTCCCTGTGGTTCCTGTATCCCAATTCTGCAAGTTTTTCATTTAATCTTTTTCTTATAAATTGTTTTAAATCATTAGCTTTTAAATTTGCTATATCTCCTTTTTCAAACATTTTATCAATATATTTTTCTTCTGCTTGCAACATTACTTCAGCAGATTGTAATATATCTTTTTCACATTTTTTAAGTAATGTAGAATCTTCTTGGCACATATGTCTAAACAATTGGCATCCCATTTTTGAATGTAATGATTCATCTCTTACACTCCACTTCATTTGTTGTCCTATACCCTTTAAAAGGTTTCTGAGTTGAAAACTATATAAGACAGCAAAAGCAGAATAAAGACTAACGCCTTCAGCAAAGGCGCTAAAGATTGCAATGCTGCGTGCAATTCCGGTAGTGTTATTTCCGTCATAACTAATTAAATTATCAAAGCGTTCCATAGTTGCTTCATCTTGTAAAAACGCTTCAAAATTTTCAAGACCAAGTGTTTCATTTAAGTAAGAGTATGCTACTGCATGTATAGTTTCTTGTGATCCAAAGATCATAGCCATTTGCCGTATCTCATGTTTTGGAAACCACGATACAACCCTTTGGGTCCAATAATCAGATACCGCACATTCTGTTTGTGCAAATCCCAAAAGTATATTTCCCACGAGGTTCCTTTCCCCATCGGTGAGTTTTTCGTTCCAGTCCTTGACATCACCTGACATCGGTATCTCTGTATGAAGCCAAAAGGCTTGAGCTTGTTTAAGCCAACCATCATTATAATACTCTGGATACTCAAACGGCTTATAAGGTATCCTTTCATCAAATAGTCCCATAATTTAGTCTTCATCTTTTTTTAAAGATTTATTCTTTTCAGTTAAATCTTTTTTGAGTTTTTTTAAAGCTTTATCATATCCAGGTAAACATTTTATTAATTCCATAGTACCTATAGATAAATCTTTTAAGTTTGTTAGTTCTTGAATTAATCTATTCATAGCAGCTCCTAAAGCTTCTACGCGATTACTCATTTCAATTAATTTTGATTCTTTCATTTTAGCATAGTTTTTCCTAATATAATAGGTGAACCATCTTTATGGTTTCTTACCTCTATATGTTTTTCAAAAATATCTATGATAGGTTCTATATCATGAAATATTCTTCTTATTATTTTTCCTTTACTGTCTCTTATAACTTCTGGCTTTTTAAAAAACCCTTTATTATATCTTTTTAAGACATATTCTCTAATTTGTTGTTCTTCATTCATAATATATTGTTATACATATTTCTACAAATGGTAAGTAGAACACATGTTCCACAAATTTCGGCTCAGGGTAACTTCTAATACCTATTAGAACTCCTGGATATAATCCAAAACTAAGTTCCCAGCCTGTCATATTTTTTTTCTTCATTTAAATAGTATTTAAGCATCTTCATATGAAATGCAATTCTTTCTCTGTAATGTTCAGGTAGTGTGAATTCCGTATCTGTTTTGGATTCTAACGATGTCATTAAACTTTATTATTTTATTTGTTAATAATTTCTTTATCTCTTTTTGTAGAGATCTTTTGTTATACATTAGCCGCGCTTTCTTTTTCTGTGCTCTTTGATCAAAATCATCGTCTGATCCACTTCTTTCTGGTTTTGCGGCTTGTAAAGCGTCTTTCCAATCTTGTTGTTTGTAAGCCATAATTTAAATAATTTCCATCTTATAGGAAAAGACTCATTTGCTCTTCCTTTACATTCTATTATAAAATCTTTTCCAACAAAGTCAGGCGTATATTTAATTCCCAAAATATTTTTTTGCCCTCTGTTAGTATAGTCACCTTTTCCATTTGCTTGTTTTTCGTAAGAAATATTTCTAAAACTAAAACTTTCGATAAGATGGAAAACTTCATTTTCATATCCTTCAAATAATTTATTTTCTTTTAAAGATTCGTAAGTATATCTTTCGAGACCTGACGCAAATTGTATTCCATCTACAATTATTTTTTTAGATTGTACAGGGCCTTTCTTTTTACTACGTCTTCTTATGTATTTGTTTGCACCCATTCTTTTTGATTTATATCACCTAAAGAAGGAGGAGGTCCAGGTTCAGGATAAGCACTTAATGTTATAGGGTCTATAACTTCTATATCATTTACGCTTTCGTTATAATCTTTAAGTAACTTTTCTTGAAGAGCATCAGTAGTTTCCATTTTCAGCTTTTCAATATAGTTAACAGCATCCATCATTTCTTCTTGGATATGGTTTAACCATTTATGTAAGTTAGGTTCGTCATCATGTAAAGTGACACCATATTTTTTATAACCTACATTGCTTCTTTCAGCAAATTTATTAATTACTTTTTCTATAATTGGATCTCTATGTTTATGCATCTTTTACAAATGTTCCGTTAATCATTTTACCTTTTCTTTCAGCTATTTCATTATAAGCTGCTTTAATACAATCCTCAATAGTTAATCCCTCTAAGGATGCTAAATTTGTTAATACAACTATCATATCACCTATTGCGTCTTGTATTTCTGATTTATCTCTTTTTAATAATCCCACAGCTAATTCACCAGCTTCTTCCATGAGTTTAATATATTGAGTCTTACTGTCTCCATTAGTAGTAATCCCTCTTGATATTGCCCACGAACGAATATCATTAAAAAGATCAATATTATCTGGCTGGTATTTTTGAAATGGACCAGCTTCGTACAAAGCTTTGTTATATACATAACTTCTGTTATTATTAAACATTGATTTCTTTATGTTATCTAATATCCAATCTATTTTATCCGTAGAATCGATATTAACTTTTCCATATTGTGTTGTCCAACTTAAGTCCGCTAGGAAGTCTGCATTAATTTCATCATATGCAATTGGAAAGGTAGTCGTTTGTTCTGTTACGTTAATTTGATTTTTCATATTATTAAATAATTTATCGTAAGGCTTTATATCAACTTTATAACCTAAGTCTTTTTGTAAAGTTTTTTCTGCTTCAGCTGCTTCTTTTATATCATCTGTTTCAAATAATATATCAAATTCATCTCTTTTAAAGCCTTGTTCCTCTACAACCCGCTTTTGGATATTAGTTGTACAACCTATTTTTTGTCCGGGTATATGGTATATTTTATATTTACCCTGTTTAATTGCTACTGCCATAAAATATAATTTAAATTTTGTGGATCAATTATAAATTCATTATTAAAATTAATATTATTATATAAATAATCCATTTTCCATTGTCTCATTGCTTCACTTTCAAATCTATCATTTTGAAATGTTTCCCATTGTTCAATAGAATCATAAGAAGATAAGAAATTTGATTGATAAATAAAACAATTATTGCAAATATTATTAACATTTATATTAATTTCTTGACTAGGTGGAATTAATTTACTAATACCTGTATATTCTATTTGAGAATATGATAATAATGGTAATAATAAAAATAGTAATTTTTTCATATTATATTATTTAAGTTCCTACTGATAAATCCGCCTTTATCGTTGGGTCCGGATTGTAACCTTTTAATATTACATCTTTATGTTCTGGTATATTAAGTTTATTATTTATAATTTCTATACCTTTATTTAACTCTAAAGATGGTAATGGTTTAAATTCTCTTTTTAATTGTGTTTTAGCTTGCTCTAAATGATTATTATATAAGTGGCAATCTCCTAAGCTACCAATTAATTTTCGGGGCTTTAAATTAGCTCCTTTTGCAATTAATTCTAATAATAACCCATACATTGCTATATCATATGGTAAACCTAAGAATATATCTGCAGAGCGCTGTTGCCACATTAAATCTACATGTGTAGGTGTACAATATATTTGAAAACCATAGTGGCATGGAGGAAGTACCATATCATTAAGATCAATAGGGTTCCACGCCATAACCAATAATCTACGTGAGGTCGGTTTATCTTTAACATCTCTAATGAGGTCATAAAGCTGGTCAATACCACCAAAATTCCTCCACTGATGCCCATATACAGGGCCCAATGTCTCATCTCTTCTCCCAGATCTGTTGTAGTCGCTATCCCAATAAGATACCCCGTTATCCCTAAGATAAGCGAGATCGGTACGACCATTACAAATCCAGAGTATTTCTGTAAGCGCATGATTAAAATATATTTTTTTAGTTGTTAATAAAGGAAATCCTAAAGCCATATCATGGCGTATCATTCTACCAAAAACACTTTTAGTTCCTGTGCCAGTTCTATCCTCTTTATCTTTACCTCCATAAAGAGTACCTGCCATTAATCCTAAGTATTCTTCTTCAATGTTTATCATTTCTTTTATCGTAATAATATTTCTTTATTCGTTCTATTTCTTGAAAAATATTGTCTGCCGTGTAAACGTTCGGCGTTAAATATGCTTTTTCTCCTCTTTTATAAGGACCTAATCTAACTTCAACTCTCCATTCTTCAGGTCTGGGACCTTTTTGTGTAGGAGCCGGACTTATCCGTATATCATTATGGATACAATATGCATTCCATTTGTTATAATCTTTATGCTGAGTATAACATTTATTAAATGCGTAATTTAATCCTTTATGATTACTTTTTTTTCTTAATCCACTTCCCATGGTAATGTGTTTTGAGTTGTACTTTCGATAGGTTTATAATCTCCACTAATATGATCCCATTTAAAGTGGGCTTCAGCTTGGTTTTCTCCTAAATTTTGAAACTTTACTTTAAGTACTTTAACCTTAACTGTTTTATTAGTATAATCGCGATGTACAAGCAGACCGTGATAACTAGCATCGTACCACTCACCACCTCCTTTAATACTGTACATGTTTGGTTCATCGATTTCTCCATTTTCTTTTTTATACATCTTCGTTGGATGAGCTACCACAATAACTAATACATCATGCTTTTTTGCAAAAGCCTCAATTCTGGTTAAATATTCCATTGTAGCATCTGGTATACTCATTTTTTCTGCTCCATGCATTTTAACTTTGTTATAAGGATCAATGACTAAACATTTAATCCCTTTTCTTTTAACAAGTTCTGCACCTTTGCTTAATACTGCATCTAAATCATATCTTTCGTTTTCAATAAAATAAAAGTTATCATTTACAACTTCAGTTACTTCATTCCATTTATCACTATTAATATCATCTTTATTAGGCATCCAACCACCTATTTTACGAATTAATTTATGTGCATGCAAAAAAGTTGGTTTATTCTCTGGTGAGGCAAATGCAGTTTTCCATCCAT